CGCCAGGAGCGGGTTCACCCGATATGGACCCAGGAGGCCCAATCAATGTCCGAAGAGGCAACCACCGAAACCGCCACCGAAACGGTTGCGGAAACCCAGACGCAGGAAACACAGGCCGCACAGAACGTGGGCGAACTGCCCGACTGGGCGCAGAAACTCCTCACCGACGTGCGCGGGGAAGCAGCGAAGTATCGCACCGAAGCGAAGACCGCCGCAGAACAGGCGCAAGCCGAAATCACAGACCGCATCGCCAAAGCATTCGGGCTGAAAGAGGAAGCCGCCGCTGACCCGGATGCGCTCACCAAGTCCGTGGCCGAAGCCCGCGAAACGGCAGCAAAGGCGGCCCGCGAGCTTGCCATCTTCAAGGCCGCGTCCACGCAGGGAGCCGACCCGAACAGGTTGCTCGACTCCAACTCATTCATGTCTTCCGTCCAGGGGCTGGACCCCAACGACGGTGCGGGCATCACGTCCGCAATCCAGGCCGCAATCGCGGCTAACCCAATCCTCAAAGCAGTCCAGGCGGCGGCAGCGAGCGGTACGGAGCTGGGCGGGTCCCAGGAAGCCGGCCTCATCACAGACGAGCAGCTCGCTCGTATGTCCCCCGAGCAGATCGACAAGGCCCTCCGTGAGGGCAAGTTGAAACACCTGCTCTAAAATCTGAAAGGTATGACTCTTGAGCATTCTCAAGTTTCGGCCCGAGATTTGGTCTGCCCGCCTCCTCGTAGCGCTGCGGCAGAACCTGGTCTACTCGGCCTTCATCAACCGTGACTACGAGGGCGAAATCGCCAACGCTGGTGACACGGTCCGCATCACGTCCATTGGTCGCCCCACGATCAAAACGTACGTCCCCAACTCGACCACGATCACCTTCGACCAGGTGACCGACTCGCAGCGCACCCTCGTTGTTGACCAGGCCGACTACTTCGCGTTCGCCGTCGACGACGTGGACGCCCGCCAGGCTGCCGGGAACGTTCTCCCGCAGTCGCTGGATGAGGCCTCCTTCGCTGAGGCGAACAAGATCGACCTGTTCCTCAGCTCGTTCTACACCTCCATCCAGTCCGCGAACCAGTTGGGTGCGATCACCGTCAACTCGGCTACCACCCCGTCTGACGCGTACGACAAGGTTCTTGTCCCGCTGAAGATCAAACTGGACAAGGCCAACGTTCCCACCATTGGGCGCAACGTTGTCATCAGCCCTGACCTTCACGGCTGCCTCCTCCGAGACTCCCGCTTCATCAAGGTCAACGAGTCCGGCACCTCCGAGGGCCTCCGCAACGGCATGGTCGGTCGTGCGGCCGGTTTCGACATCATGCTGTCGAACCAGACCCCGACCACCGGTTCCGACTCCGTTGTGATCGCCGGCAACAACTCGGCCATCACGTTCGCGGAGCAGATCGCCCACGTTGAGGCGTTGCGCCCGCAGTCCTCGTTCTCTGACGCGGTCAAGGGCCTGTTCCTGTACGGCGCCAAGGTCATCCGCCCCGACTCGCTCGCTTCGGCGAACGTGACCGTCTCCTAAGAAAGGGAGGGATAACACATGGCACGCGTTACTCTTACGCCCACGCCTCTTGTTCCGCTGACTGTTGGCACCACTGTTGCTGGTGTTGTTGACCCGGCGGGTACCGCCTCGGTGGCTGGTGCCGGTAACGGTTTCACCATTGCCGCACCGTCGTCCTCGAACGTGAACCTGTGGTTGCGGGTTGCGAACGCTTCCGGCGGTTCCGGCACCATTTCGGTGCTTGCCGGTTCGCAGCCTCTGGCGATTTCGTCTGGTAAGGGTCCGCTGACTGTGACGGTTGCGAACAGCACCACGCAGTGGGTTGGCCCGTTCGATTCGTCCATTGTTGCGCAGAACGACGGCTCACTGGCCATTGAGACTTCGGTGGTTATGACTGTTACTGCGTTCACTTTGGATGGTCGCCGGATCTGATGTCTAAAACGATCCACATTCTTGGTGAGGGTGGGGCCATCTTCGCGTTGGCTCCGGAAGCTGTCACCCAGTTCGTTGAGGATCGTCTCCTGAAGGGGTACCTGAAGCGTGTGAACGCGGACGGTACCCCTTTTAAGGAGAAGTCCGACCGAGTGCAACCGCCGCCCTACGCGTCGAAAGCGGAGTGGGTTGGTTGGGCGGTGCATGCTTCCCAGTCGACGGATTCTCCGATCACACCTGATGACGCTGAGGCGTTGACGAAAACGGATTTGATCGAAATGTTCGGGGTGAACGTCCCCAAGAAGTGAGGTCGTTTTGCCTGCTTATTATGGGGATTTCGTTGTACCTGAATTGTTGGCGGAGGTGGCGGATTGGGATGCGTCCGTGTATGGGCCGTCCCCGTCTAACGCGGCACGGTTGCTGACTGCAGCCGCGGCCCTGGTGTTGGATGCCACGAATATGGCGTATTACAACGTCGACTCGAGTACGGGGTTGGCGACTGACACGCAGATCGCGGGCGCGCTCACCATGGCGACGGTCATTCAGGCTGCAGCGTGGGCGGCTATCGGGTATGACCCTGCTGCGGGTGGTGTGCAAACTGCTGCGGTGGTGCAGTCGTCTAAGGCTGGTGGTGCGTCGGATACGTTCGCTGACGCGAATATTGCGGCGCAGGCCCGGCAGGCGGCGATCACGGGTCTTGTACCGGATGCTGTACGTGTTCTGCGGTTGAATAACCTGCTGATCCCGAACCCGTGGGTGTTCGGATGAACAAACGCTGGTTCATTCACACGGCTGTTGTTGAAACTCTGACTGGTGAGTCCGCCTACCAGGATGTGTTCGCCGGCCCATCCACAGACGCCGGTTACCTGGAAGGGTCCACCAAACTGGTGCGCGACCAGACCGGGGCGCAGGTTGTGTCATCATCCACCTGGTATACGGCTTTGGGCAACGCGCCCAAGTACACGCCCGACTCCAAGGTGACCGCCGGCGGACGCACCTCCCGCGTCATCGGGGTGAACACGTTCGAAACCCCGTTGGGTATCGAAGACCATGTTGAGGTGTACCTCGTCTGATGGGCATGAAATGGGAGTTCGACCTTCATTTCGATGACCTCGCGTTGAAACTCGAGGGGACACAGCAGCCGATCGCCATGACCGCGCTCGAGGCTGTCGTCAGGCCCGAGGTGGCCCGCCAAACCCCGATCGAAACCGGGCACCTTGTCGGGTCCGAAGAAGTACGCCCAGCAGACCACGGGGCAGAGATCTTCATCCCCGGCCCTTACGCGCGCAGGCAACATTTTGAGTTGTCGTGGCGGCACAACACCGGCAACGCCCTGTATTTGGAGCTGCCGATGGTGGCGAAGTCGGGTGACGTTATCAAGTTCATCGGTGACGAACTGCGGAGGCTGATGTGAGCGGACTCGCAGACGACATTTCCCGAGGGTTCGCGCAGATCATTGAGAACGCCGGGCTGGCTGTGTTCAACGAGTCCGGCAAATATGACGAC